TTAATCCCCAGTGGTCATACCGTGGACACTTGTACCCCCCTTAAGCGGATTGAGGGCCACCGCATCCTGCAAATAATCAGGGGCTAAATGCGCATACGTCATCGTCTGCTGAATTGTTGCGTGCCCCAAAATCCTCTGGAGAGCAATGATACTTCCCCCGTTCATGATGAAATGACTGGCGAATGTATGACGCAACACGTGGGCAGCCTGTCCTTTTGGCAGGTCAGGCTTAACTCTCTTTAGAGCCAGGCAGAACTCACGATACTTAACCTCAAACAAACAGCCGGTTTCTTTGGTTTTGATCGCCTCGCAAACTTCCTTCGATACAGGTACCGTCCTTTTCCTGCCGTTTTTAGTTTCAAGAAACGTCACGCGGTTATGCACGACCTGTTCACCGCGCAGCTTGCTGGCTTCCCCCCAGCGAGCCCCCGTACTTAAACACAAAACAGCAACACGCCAATAATCGCCATCCAGACTATCAAGCAACAAGGCAACCTCATCTTGGGACAGAAACGCCATTTCCTGCGGAGCCACATAAAGAATAGAGATCCCCCTCACCGGATGCTCTGAATCCCAGAGGCCGATTTTTTTCAACTGGGTAAACATACCGGAAAGCCGATTCATATACCTGTTAGCGGACGACGGCTTGAGACCTTCGGCTATCTTCCTGGAGCGCCAGGCAATAATCTTCAACTTGTCTAGTTCCGTTGCCCGCATATCAGCATCAAGCTCGTTAATTATGTTGCACAACTGCTTGCGATCCTCTTCCGCCTTGCGTCTATGCTGACCGTGGTATATCCACCATTGATCAAGCAAATCACCAAGTGTTCGTCGATCGCTGTAGCCCTGTATGTATTCACGCTTTTCAGCGTTAGCAATGATGTACCGTTCCGTAGCCACTGCCACGGATTTTTTGTTAAACACCTTACGAATACGCTTTCCTTTGCGTCCGTTAGGCCTGATATCCAGCAAGTAACGACCATCTTCGAGCTTCTTAATCGACATAGCGAAGCCCTCCAATGAAGCGTTCCACAGTTTTTCCCGCCTCTTCCCAACACCAGTCAGACCTCACAAAAAGCAAGTCCAGCCAGTTTTCAGGCCTTAACGGGATAATTTTTGTGTGGCTTGAGTTAAGTCCTGATCTGCCCCCGAATCGCAAGAGCCATCAAGAGAGAGAGACGGGGATATCTGGCCCGCCTGCGGCATTGTTTCATCAGTCAATAACCAATAGGCGTATTTTTTGAATCTGGGATGCTTTGTAATCTTAAGCAAAGCCCCCTCCGTTACCTGCTTCCCTCTAACCTCGTAATTGGTGACAGTTCCATAAGGCAAGCCAACGCAATCTGCAAACTCTTGTCGAGTCATACCTTCAGCTTTACGAATCAGGCGAAATTTTTCACCCATGCTTGACGAGAATGTCATATCGGGCATATTATCCTCCAAAACTTGCCATATGTGGCATATAAAGAAAAATCCAAAAATAGCCAATACAAGCCATTTTTAGCCATTCGCACGAAAACAGGAGATTACCACAATGAGCAAATCAGAGGTTGAAGGGTTGATCCAAACAGGGCCATATCCAATTGATGCAGTCCCATACCAGTTGTTCGCCAAAATGATTGGCCGCAAGGAATCAGCTGTAAGAACGATGATCGATAGCGGAAAACTGCCAACGATAGACTTCATCAAACCAGGAAGCCCAAAAGATGGTTCACCAGGGAAAAAGGCGTCAGAAAACTGGATCTATCTGCCAGCATTCAACGAAGGGATGAAAAGAGCGTTCTACAAGCAACCAAAAGAGCGCCGGGACGCCTGGTTGTTGTGGATTGGATTGTGATTACGAACGGGAAGTGACAACAAGTAAAACAACAGTATTAACAAAAGCCAGAGGTGCAAAATTAGATTTTTGGAGCACGAAGGCGAGATGACGCAAGCAGTAATACACCAGGGTTACGGGATATGCAAATGAAAAAGAGATACTCAAAGCAAGGGGCATTTGCCGGAACGATAAGCCGCGCATCAGGTAACAGCACTGGCACCGAACGCCACGTTGCACGCCAGAACTTCCGCAAAAATAGCGCGACAGTAACCACTGAAATCCACGCCACACCAGATGGCCATCTGGTAAAACAAACCGGCAAACACACCTGGGCGATTGGCGACACTGGCATCGTTATTCACAAAAGTTTTCGCAGCCCTGTTACTGGCAGATTTAATTTCTCTGTGACTCGCGGGGATGACTACTTCGGACAGGACTTCACACTTTTTGAAGCCTTAAGAACGGTAGATCGGTTAATGACTGGTCGGAATTTTCACGCTAATTAATATGGTTAATACAATGACAACAGATCATATCGCTATAGACAACGGCAAGGTGATTGTCAGAACGGATGCTATTTTAGGTGTTACCGGACATAAAGATGAGATCACTATATTTCTTATAAATAACACCGAAATTACCATAGTAGAAGAAAACAAAAGAGAGGCCGCCGGGATGATTGATTTTATTCAAGGAGAGCTGTCACGCCGTAAGTGTAAGCGCATTTGTTTTACAGAGATGTGAGTGTAAATATGAACAGAAATTACAAAGAAATCGTCAATCAGATGATTAAGGCTTACAGCCACCGCGTCGCAAAATCAACTGAGTTCGGACGCATAATGGATACACGTTCATTACTGAAAGGACTGAACGGGTTGGCACTGGCCGCATGGGCAGCTAGCGATATTGATGCCACCACCGAAATAAACAACATGTTATTAGACATTGAAAAAGGCGGAAACATAGAACCCTACAATCTGGAGGATGCATGAGCGTATTTCTTTCATGGGTAATTCTGATTATATCCGTGCTTATGGCAATCGGCGTTATGCGAATTATCCACACACTGAAGGATGTCGAATTATTTTTTACTGGCGACAAACGCCGTAAATAAAGCGAAAAGCTTATGAAGCACGTGAAAACAATACTGAATATCGCCACTGCATGGTTGGTATTTCAGGTGTGCGCACTTATATGGTTAGCGCTGAAGAATCTGGGGATAATCTGAAGCTGAAAGCAGGCGCGGAATAACACCAGAAAACATACGAACAATTAATTAAGGCATTCATGCCTTCGGCTTCCCTTTGTCTTTTTTCAGGAGTCAACAAATGAGAACAGCCGAATCACCAACAACCGCCAGACCAGTTAACCATCATGCACACATCAGCATGGCCGCAAGAAAAGCCGAGCGTGCGCATATCTGCGAATTACTGCGTGACCTGGTTAACACGGCGAAAGAGAAACACACCTCCCCGCTGGAAACCTGTTCAGCCATTGAACGACTGATTGCAACGCTCACGAACAACGCCGAACAGAAGGAGTGCACACAGTGAACCATCTCATGATCGATACCGAAACACTGGGTACCGGACCGGATGCAGTCATATTCGCGATCGGCGCGGTGTTTTTCGACCCGTTCACCGGAAAGCTGGGTAAGCAGTTTGAGAAATACATCGACCCGGTGGATTCAGAGCGCAACGGCGGAACCGTCAATGCATCAACCGCCTTATGGTGGGCCGGGGAATCCGCGGAGGCCAGAGCCTGCCTGCTCAACGCAGAGGGAACAGAACTTGCGGCAGTAACCGAATTTCTGGCGTTCATTTCGCGCAACATGCAAGACGAAACCCTGGGCAATCAACTGATCGTATGGTGCAAGGGCGCATCCTTTGATTTCCCGATCCTGAGATCCGCCATAAAGCGCACGGCCGGAGAAAAAAGCGTTCCGTGGCGCTACTGGAACGAGCGCTGTATGCGTTCGCTTATCGACATGGCTAAGTCCTCCGGCTGGAGAATGCCAGGCCGATCAGGCAAAGAGACCATTGCTCACACTGCACTGGGCGATGCCATTTACCAGGCAAAGGTCGTGTCAGAAATCTGGCAGCGCTTCACAACGCCATTCCTGAGCATATGAGGTGAAGCTATGGTCGCCATCCTGAATGTGTGTTGCTGCCCCCCCCCTGAACGTGGAAAGAAAAGCCCGCGCATCGCTGCATTTATTCCGCGACGGCGTGCGGAATTTTTCACGCATAAAACCCCACAACTACCTGGTAATAAGAATCGGTTTTCGCTGGCGACTGCTGAGCAAAAACAACGGGGCATCATGGGATTTATTAACGCACGAAACCTATAACAAAGAGGCCGCGTTATGAGCAAAGAACTGTTATCCGGTACACCACTGAAATGGGTGGGCGGAAAAAGCCGCATCATGAACACACTGAAGGCGCATCTGCCAGAAGCAGACTGCCTGGTTGAGCCGTTTGTGGGTGGCGCATCGGTATTCATGAACACCAGTTACAAGCGCTACATCCTGGGGGATTCCAACGGTGCGCTGATTAATTTCTACCGGGAAGCGAAAAATAACACCAAGAATCTGATCAATGAGGCGGTCCCCCTGTTTGTGAACCACAACAACAGGGGTGACTATCTCGCCATTCGCGAAACATTCAACAGAGAGAATCATGCCTTCCTGAACAGCAAAACAGAAACAAGCGACCGCCGTAAACTGCGACTGGCCGCAATGTTTTTGTACCTCAACCGACACTGTTTTAACGGCCTGTTCCGCGTGAACGGAAAAGGTGATTTTAACGTGCCTTTCGGCTGCCGCCGAAAGCCATACTTCCCTTACCATGAAATTCGCGCATTTGCAGAAAAAGCAAACAGCACAGATACATGGCTTGTTCACGGTGATTTCCGTGACACTCTCCGCATTGCTGGCTTCTTCTTTGCAAAAGGCAACACGCTTTGCGTGTACTGCGATCCCCCTTACCTGCGATTCAGTGGCAAGGACAATTTCACCGCCTACGGAAAACCATTCGTTGAACGCAACCACATTCGCCTGAGAGCGGCGCTTGACCGTCTTTCACAGGAAACGGGCGGCATGACCAGCATCACCATCTCCAATTCCGACACACCGGAAACACGGCGCATTTATCGGGGATACCGGATGAACTGCATCCAGGTACCGAGAAGCGTTGGCGCAAGAACCTGCGAACCCGCACCGGAGGTTATCGCCACCCTGAAACAGTGCGACACATGCGGTCGCCATGGCGGTGGCTACTGTCCGGACTGCTGACCGGTAACGGGAGATGCAACTTACTGCGTGATGTTTACCCCAGCCAGTACGTGAATAAACAGATGAATCAGTAACACAGGAGTCAGGAAATGAATAGCGAAAGAAACAAAGCACTTTTGCGGGGGTTACGTCACATCGCCCGTGCACACGAGGAAACAGCCAAAGTTGCTGCTGCCGTTGGAAAACCAAAGGTCGTTATATCTTCCTCGATCTCACTGGGGATCACCATGGAAGCAATCCGGGTGATTCAGGATCAGGAAAGTGAAATCGCCGCCCTTAAAAAGCAGCTCAACGAGAAATCTGCCGGGCAAAGGGGTCAGCAATGATCCAGGAGTCAACCGTTATCAGATTCACAGCCAACGGCCGTCAGTATGAAGTCGACGAAAGCCTGATTGACCCAGGAATGACACGCCAGGACTCACGCAATCCAGAGATGTATCACATCCGCCTTATCAACGGTTCGCACTTCTGCGCCACGAACGTGGAAGAAGTACGCGTGCTGACAGCAACACGCAATACGGGAGGTAAAGCATGGCAGTGATTTATATCGCAGGTCCCATGACCGGATACAAAGACCACAACAGAACGGCGTTTTCCATAGAAGCGATGAAGCTCGCGGAAGCCGCGCACGTTGTGCTGAGCCCTGCCATGTTGCCGGACGGATTAAGCCAGCAGCAGTACATGAGCATTTGTATTCCGATGCTCATGTGTGCCGATGCCATTTACTTACTGGATGGATGGGAAGAGTCCGCTGGCGCATGGGCGGAGTACGCAATGGCACTCAAGCTGAATATGCCAGTGTCATACCCGTCTGCCCGGGCAGCCGGCGAAACCGTCGCGCAGCTGCTTCGCCGGTCAGAAGCCGCACAACCAGCAGATTAACCTTTCGGAGTAACGCAAATGCTCGCTGGCAGACAGACCAACAGATGCGCTCGCTTTGTTTTTTGCGGGCCTGACAAACGCCTTCATGAATGCGCTGTTCGTTTCTTCCAGATACAGAATGCGCTCAATGAGGCGTTCAGTGCTCATGAAATCCCTTTGCGTAATCAGACGAAGGTAGCTCTGTTTCTGCCAGCACGCCCATTCGGCAACGCACTCAAACTTACTGCAAAACCAGGAAAAAACAAAAAACGCCAGCCCGCAAAGACTCATCAGGACGGGGAAACCTACGAGAAGAAAGGAGAATACCGCAGCAATCAGTGCCCCGGCGCGCAACACGGCAGCGGCTTTATTGCTGAGTATGAAAACCATCTCTTCCAGCCAGTAGCTGTACCACAGATGGAAAAAAATCTTCTTGTCTGCTTGCTCCATAGCAACAGGCATAAACAACCTCCATTGTTAATAAACGCCGCTATCCTTCGGCGCATTCCATTTTTGCGCCGCGATTATACATACTTCAGCACGCAACACAAAAACCGCTTGCCAGCGCTCGTTGAGTCGGGTTACATTCCCGCTGCACCTCATAAAACGGGTGCCGGGATTCTCAACCCGCTGACTACACACGCGCACAACCGCGCCAGCGGTTTTTTTGTGCGTACTGTATTGCCACGTCTTTTTCGCGTCAGAATTATGGCGGGGCGTACGGGGCCGACTTCGGTCGGGCCGGGATCGTGTGTAGCCGGTGTTGAGAACCCCGTACGTCTCGCCACCCCGAGATTCTCAACTCTGGATGGTGAGTTTTCAAAACTTACTATACACGAGGCCACGTCATGGCAAACCGCAAGCAACAGCGCGCCCGCGCTGAGCGTATTCACATCCGCAGCGAAATCAACCGCAGACTTTTCCGCGCAACACGCGTCGCGCAAATCATGCACATCAACATGCTGCATGAGCGCACGCACGCGCTATCAAACCGTTACTGCGCTGCTGTCTTCAGCTATCTCGCCGAAGATCTGGCAGAACTGCAAAGCCTCATCAACCAGCACCGATAAACCACATCCGGAAGCTATCCCGCACCCGTGCGCGGGAGGCTTCCGCACGTCTGTTACCGGAGGTTCTCATGAAGAGCGTTAAGGGACTTTCAGATATTCAGGACTTTTTTAACTGGATGTGGGCGGTGGATCCCCGGCTGGCTTCCCGCCTGAACAACTGGCACGACTATTACCGCCGCGCCTGTAAACAGGCCGCACGTAGCATCACCACATCCGGGGCTTTCTCCTTCACCGTTGACGGTCGTTACCGCGTGGACGTGAAAGGTGATGGTGATGGACTGGGTTTATTTCACATCAACGGCACCGACAGTACCGCCATCAGCTGGTCGTCGTCAGAGATGGCGCTGGTTCTGGAAATGGCAAACCACAGCGTGGCCGTGAAAGGTATATACACCGCAGAAGACTTTATCGGTGAATATCAGCGCCTTCTCGTGCTGTACCGCGCGGCGTTTCAGGCGGCGACTGCCGGGGAGTGCGACGCATGAGTGACCACAACGCACAGCTGGCGTACCCGTGGAACGCCCCGCTACCGGTTATCGATCCTGAAACGTTCGGCAGAGCGCAGCCAACCGCATTACGCCAGGCCATTCAGAGCTACATCAACGAGGATATTCGCACTGATGCCAGACTGGATGAAGAAACCGTCGACTTCCTGACAAACACAGACGAAGGCAAGCGAATTAATTCGCATCTTCACCACGACGAAGAGCGTCGGATCAGACTGGAAAAACTGGCGCGGCACAAACGCGAGAATCCGCCAACGCTGGTATCTGAAGCCATGGCAGAGCTGCGCGCCCTGCCGCCGTTTCTTGCCGGTCCGCTCATCCGTGACCTGGCCCGCCTGAGCCGCAAACAACAAAGCGCCCGCAATGAAGGCGTGAAAAACAACAACACTCACGTGGCTGATAACTTTGTTCGCCGTGGACTGCGCACACGCCTGAAACGCATCGAACAGGTGAATGAATGCTTCGCCACGACAGCATTCAAAGCCACCGCAGCACGCCATCGCCTTGATGAATTACTCATGCTGCCGGAACTCAACCGTGATCAAATTCAGCGCCTTGCCACACTAACGGCGGCGGCATTTTCCACCGAACTGGAACGCATATGTGATGAAGTTACTGAGCAGACAGGAAAAGGCGACGATAACCTGTTCACCTGGTTGCTGACTTACCAGCAGCTGGCGCGCATGGCGTTAAAACTGGGCGTAACCCCACCATACTGGCCGTCACTCGAGATCAGACGTGACCGCCGCACAGCACCAGACCCTGAACGGGTACCGGGTGCAGTCATGCGCATCACCTGCGCCACCTGGTGGAACAACCAGCTGCGCCACCTCACTGATCTCTGGCGGGAGGAATTACTGCGTGCCGCCGGAAGAGTATCGCGCAAGGCATCCCCCTACATCAGCCATGAGTCACTTCAGGAGTTTCGCGAGAAACGCCAGCGCACCCGTGATTTTCTCAAAAGCTGGGATATTGAAAACGAAGACGGTGAACGCCTGAGTCTGGAGGACGTGTACTGGTCAGGACTGGGTAATCCATGCAACCGCCGCAACGAGATGATGGCCTGCGTCAGAGGGATGGAACAGATCGCCGAATCGCGCGGTGACTCCGCGTTCTTCGTGACAGTGACCTGTCCTTCCCGCTTTCACACTGTGAACGAGGACGGCAGCCTGAACCCGAAATACAACGGTGCCACCGTGCGCGATGCCAGTGATTATCTGGTTTACGACGTCTTTGCAGCTGCAAGAAAAAAACTCAACAAAGAAGGCCTGAGCTGGTACGGGGTGCGCACCGTTGAGCCACACCATGACGGCACACCACACTGGCACATGCTGGTATTCACTTCCCCGGACAATGAAGAACGCATCATTGAAATCATGCGTGACGCAGCAATCAAATCAGATCGCGCAGAACTGGGGAATGATATTTCTCCGCGCTTCAAGTGCGAAAAAATCGACCCGGCAAAAGGCACACCGGCAAGCTACATCGCAACCTATATCGGCAAGAACCTGGACGCCAGCACCTTTCACGACAATGACCCGAAAACCGGCAAACCTTACGCCGATAAAGAATCAGGAAAAACCATGGCGGAAACCGTGGAAAACGCCATTGCCTGGGCGAGTCTCCACCGCATCCGGCAGTTCCAGTTCTTCGGTATCCCGCCCCGCCAGGTATGGCGTGAACTCCGCCGCCTTGCCGGACAAATGGAGCGTAACCCCGCATCACCGAAGCGCCTGGACCATGACGACATTGACGCCATTCTGGCCGCCGCTGACGTGGGATGTTTTGCCACCTACATCAACCGTCAGGGCGGCGTGCTCATTCCGCGCAACCTGTACCTGATCCGCACCGCATACGAAACCGCAGATGAGGCCAACGACTACGGCGAATTCCCGCAGCGCATCTACGGAATTTGTGCCCCGTCGCTCGGCGAGCGCTACACCATCTGCACCCATCCGGACGAGTGGAAACTGGTCAGAAAAGAAGCGAAAGCCGACAACAGCACGGACGAGGATTTTGACGTTGGGGGCGGCTTCGCCGCACCTTGGACTCGTGGCAATAACTGTCCCCATGATGAAAAAACAGACACCGGAGAGGGTAAAACCCCACCACCGGAAACCAGGAAAGAACAAAAACTGGTCGTCCCGGGAGGTGATTTGGGTGAGTGGTTAAGGTCACTGACCCCCACAGAGCGAAAACAACTCACCAGGCAGCTGAAAGATGCGCCATCTGACACAAAAACCGTGAAAACCGGCGGCCCCACCACGCCCGATGACGTCATACATGTGCGTACAGCATTGCCGCTGGCTGACGTCACCACCACCGTGATCAAGTCGGCACTGAGCAAGACGGGCGAGGAGCCACACAGTGGCGCAGCACTTTCCGTACACAGAGGTGCACGCGTTCGCCTGCCTGACGGGCGGATTGTGCACTGGGATGAGAAATCACGAAGCCTGGTGGCAGTGGATCAACCGGAGGTGAACCCATGACACGATTCCATTGCGTACTCCAGCGCCATGATTTCAGCACCATCATGAGCGGACGCATTCCGACACTGACGCTGAGCGGCGTCAGTGTTCGACCACAGCCAGGCGACGAACTGGAAATCACGATTGCAAACCCAGATCGCAGCACAGATACCGTCATGACCGACATCCTGACTGCAAGAATCAACGCCGACAGAAGCGCATTCATCGTTGCCGTACGTCCTCGTCGCGCCATATCAGAGCCTGAACCACTGACCCCCGTCGGAAAAATCATGGCGGAGTACCGGGAAAAACAGACCAGAAAACTCAACGAAGAGCTGGCAAGAACGCTGGCCGCCGTTAACCGAAAAGCGGCAATTGCCCGCTATGTGCATTCGGCCGCCAACAGGCAATCACGCAGGCAACAAAGACCATGAACATGACCAGAAACAGCAAACCAAAGGAGCACACCATGAACGACATCAGGAAGATCAGCGACAAAGACCTGAATAAAATGATTGAGTCAGCGCAGCAGCTGCTTTCACGACACAATCCGGTTGTGGAAGAAACGTGGTGGGAAAATTTAGTGGCAGCACTGACCGAACTCCGGGAACGCCGGAACAACGAAGGAGCCGCCCAATGAAGCCCCCCAGAATGACCGGAAAGGAAATCATTTTACGCCACCTGGAAACACACCCGCGTTTTTCCGCGCCGGAGCTGGTAGAAAAACTGGGTGTGAGAAGAACTGTAATCTATCAGGCCGCCGGAAAGATGGTACGCGAAGGGCTGCTGGTTGTGGACGGGTACACGAACAGAATCACGCATTACCGGAAGTCAACGGAAAAGGAACAACTGGAGCTGGCGAAACGGGTTGAGTGGCAACAGGAAAAATCAGTCATCGAAGACTGTAAGCGCAGCGAAGTCATGAAGCGAATTCTGTTTATCTACGGCGCTGGCGGAGAGCTGCCAGTCATCGCAACCCAGTAATCGGAGTGGGCGCAATGCAATATATTGACAGAGAAAAAGCGCAGCGACTGATTGATCAAATTGAAGCACTGGCGAAAAAAGAAAACATCAACCTGCAAAAAATAGCTGTATGCAGCCAGATCGCTCTTCGGCGCGAAAGAGACATCGAACGACTGGTGTGTGGAGAGCCCAGCAAAACACCAACTTCAATCGGGAAGACGCTTTATTGCAGCTTCTGCAACAAAGGCCAGTACGATGTCAGACAGATTATTGCCGGACTATCTGTTTGGATCTGCAATGAGTGCGTGGATTTATGCAATGACATAATCAGGGAGAACGCACAACACAAGGGAGAGCAGAAATGAGAAAAACGCCCTGTTCCGGGCGTTTGTTTCAGTGCACAAAAGTGCACGAAATTGCACAATTTTTCTGATGTATTTTTTACCCTTTCAGCCCGGTAACGGCGCTGGCTGAGGCCGGTTTGCACGATGCACGAAAAACGAGGCGATCGCTGCGCGCAGGCGACGAGGGAAGGGCGCCCGAATTGAGGGGTGGAAGGCAGGTTGCTTTATATGGGGTCGTATTGCGCGTGATACGCACGCAGTGAAGCCAGTTTTGAAAAACCACATCAAAACATGGTCAGAGAAACAGGCCGTCAGAAGGCGTCTGATTGAGTTTTACGGGGTCGGGATTAAACGCGGGGACATCACACCGCAGACATGGCATGAAGTAGAGGAAAAACCACGGCAAAACATAATGTTAAGTATGATTAATAATTTAAGGGCTGAGATGTGCTTTATGTTGGTGGAGCTGGAGAGTCGGGGCATAAATTTTTTATGCCCCGGCGAAGCAGCCGACAAGCGAAGCGCGTCAGCTGGCGTCATCCTGAAGCAGCGCATAGGGATTAAAGCGCATCACCTCAACACCAAGCCATTCATTGACATGCTTCATGGCCTCCATGACAGGTTGCAGCTCGTTGATGAAAAACACCCTCGCCGCTTTCTCAACGTCACCGAACGCCGCGTTCCCGTCAGGCATTGCCCCCATCAGCTGAGGCGGTACACGGTGAGCCGCAAGGATATCGTCGCGTGCACTCCCCTTGATGTTAAGGAATTCATCCTTCGCGGTGATTTGCTGGAACGGCAGGATTTGCACGCCATCCTTGCCACCACCTGGCGCGTGCAGAAGGATATTGCGGAACGCACCTTTGCCACGGGATTCCGTGAGCGTTTTCTTTACCGCCTCCACGCTTTCAGCGTTTGCCTGGGCGGCACCAACATAGACAATGCACCCGGCATGTGAGCCGTTGTCATAGTAGAGCTTGCGGAACGTATCCGCCGAGTTCGACAGATTCACCGAAAGCAGCCCGCCGATATATTCCGGCATCCCGTAGATTTCCTGGTTGATATCGGGGTTAAGCACATGACACACCGCCCCCTTCCGGAATGCGTATTCAGAGCCGTCATCACTGAGATACCAGTACGTATCAAGGTCACTGCCCCGCCGCGTGTATTTCGCCAGTGCCGGACGAAGCGCAATGGGTTCACCAAGCCGGTTACGACGGACTTCAAGATAGGCATTACCGAACACAAACCAGTCCAGCGCAAACGCGGAAAATGCCTGGCGTGACAGGAGCGGATGAGGAATAAAACAGCCATTAAGGGCATTGCGCTTAAAGTACAACGCTGACTGGTGCCAGGACGCACGACGGGAGGCGCGGGCTATGGCGTTCCAGTCCACAGGGGTGTCATAGTAGCGGCCATTATCGGCGCACGACATGTTATCAAGAAGATCAAGACGGCTTGCTTCATAAGGACCGTCAAACGTGAAAGCACTGAGTGACGGCGCTGATTTCAGTGCATCAGCCAGTGAGCCCGTGCCGCGCTTTCCGGTGTATTTTTTACGTTTACTCATTGTGTTCAGAACTCCATTGCAAAGCCGCGATTATCCTCGCGCTCTGCGCCGATTGGCTCATTGATGACAGCGAGCATGGTTGCCCAGGCGAGATCACCATGACTGACACCGCGTGAGCGGTCCGTGTCATAGGTGATATAACCGCCGGGCGTCTGTATTTTTCGCACCGATGCAAAGGCCTGTACCAGGTCGCGCTCGCTGCGGTCATACTCCCAGCGTCCGGCACGGACCACCTGAAGCATCTTCATGACCAGCGCCCGTTTGGACGCGATATTGAAGTTGTACGGAACAGCCAGGGGGAAGAATTTTTTCACTATCTGATAAACCCCTTCCCCGTTCCCGCCGGTCACATCAATACCAATATGTTTCACGTTATATTTCTTCGTGTACTCTTCAATCAGGGCGGCTTGTTGCTCAAACTCCATGCCCTGAACCCTGACGGTTTCCACCGTGCGAAAACGCCCACCGACAACAAGGGGCGGCACGCACACCGACAGTGCCCCGCAGTCCCCCTTCCCGCTGCTGCCGTTGGCGTCATACCCAAGCCAGACCTCCCTCACCCCCACAGGGCGGGCAGCAAAAGGCTTCCAGTCCGGCCATTCGTCATACCCGTCAACACCGCAGCCGATGAGCGCATTCAGGCTGAAAGCTGCCTCACCATCACGGACAAATTCGCACATGTACAGATTACGAAATTCGCTTTCCGTGTTTTCATCACGGATGTCGTCAATACTGGTGAACTGCCATCCGTTAGCGACCGCATCCTCAATAGTGACAATCTGCCGCCATGTTTTATCAGGAAAGAGCACGCCCCCCTTCAGGTACGCATGTGAAACATCAAACTCACAGCGTTTTGAGCGTGGCCGCTCGCTGTTCCAGCGGTCCCCCGTCCAGAACTGATACGCCTCATGTGTTTCACCTGACGGCGTTGAAAAGTAGGTTCGCGTAAGCCCTTTCAGCGTCGCCATTGCCCCGGCAACCTTCCTGAGATTCACAAAGTTACTGACCCAGAAAAATTCATCGAATTTCAGATGGCCGGTATAGGACTGCGCGGTGGCAGCTGACGTACCGAGGAAGTGCAGCTCGGCGCCGTTGGACAGCACAATCTTATCGCCCCCTTTCAGCTCGACATCCACTTCCTGAGCAGCCTGCTGAATAAAGTGTTTGAACTGATACGCCTGACGACGGGACGCGGACAAAAATATCTGGTTGCGCTGATACCCGGCGGAGACATCATCACGCAGCGCATCCAGTAGCGCCTCGCGCGCAAAATACCAGGTCGCCCCAATCTGACGCGACTTCAGGATCATGCGGTTGCGGTGGTGGCGGTTTTCATACCATTCGCGTTGATGCCAGGCCAGTGACGGCAGGATTTTTTCACGAAGTGCGGCAATCTGTTCTTCGGTGAAGTGATTTTTCAGTTTGCGCTTGCGGGGCTTTTTACCGGAAACAGCCTGTTCCCCCTGGCTGTCATTCAGTTTTTTCAGCTGGCGCGTCAGCAGGTCAATTTCTTTGAAATCACTGCCGCTTTTTTCCGTTTTGGTGGTGAGCTGGATCAGCCGCGCATCAATGGACTGAGTGACACGCTGGATCGGGGGCGTGGCATCCCACTCATCGCGTTTTTTCCATGAGTAAATCGTGTTCTGACTGATCCCCATCAGTTGCGAGATTTCCGCAGGCGTGTACCCTTGCCAGTAAAGTTGTCTTGCTCTTATGCGGACAAATGCATCCTGAATCATGCGCCCCCCCTTCATTAGCTGAAACCAAGAGTAAACGCCCCGCCCTTTACCGGATATTCAGCGCCGTTGTTGCGGCGTTCTTACAACAACCCCGCCTTGAGATGCCCACCCTCCCCCCCGCATGATGGAATACACAATTCCGGAAAGGAGACTTTTCATGGCATCCAAAAACGCGCCAGTACGTAAAAAATTCCGCGTCGCCGTCTCGGGCACAACCATCGACGGACGTGAAATTTCAGGCCAGATGTTGCGCCAGGCCGCAAAGAACTACGACCCGGACGTGTGGGGATCGCGGGTGAACGTGGAGCACATGCTTTCGCGTATGCCGTCCAGTGAATTCAGCGCCGTGGGCGATGTGATTTCTCTGTCCACCGAAGAAATCACGGAGGGCAAACTGGCCGGTCGCACCGCACTGTATGCCGAAATCGAGCCCACCGACCGCATGACGCAAATGCTGAATGACGGCAAGAAAATCTACTCAAGCATCGAGCTTGAACCCAACATTGAAGCGGTTGGCGGGCCTTACGTAATCGGCCTGGCAATGACAGACACCCCGGCCAGTCTCGGCACCGAACGACTGAAATTTGCCGCCCAGCAGCGCGCCAGCATCATGCAGTTCAGCAACAGCGCCGGTGAAGTTGCCATGTTCACCGAATGCATGGAAGCGGAACTGGTGGCACCCGTCCAGGACAGCACCGAAGAAAGCCGGAAATGGTTTTCGCGCGTCATGGCGCTCATCAGCAAAACCCGTAACACGGACAGCGAGCAGTTCGCTCACGTGCGCGAAGCCGTCGAGAGCATTGCCACGGAACAGGCCGGACTTCTGGATCGCTTCCATGCGATGGAAGAACAACAGCGCAGTGACAGGGCGTCACTGGAAGCCCTGACCCGCGAACTGACTGAGCTGAAGGCACAGCTGAAAACCGAAGATGCAGACAAGGAACATCGCTTTACTGCAACCGGTGGCAACAGCCACACCCTGGCTGATTTTTAACAGAGGAACGAAATTATGGGAAACCGCTTAACGCTTTCTCGCGAAGGCCGCAGCAATCTTGAGGCCTATCTTGCACGCCAGGCAGAACTGGCCGAAACCACCGTGGAACGACTGGGGAAAACCTTCAGCGTTGATCCGGCTGTTCATCAGAAGATGGAAAACGCCATCAAAGAGAGCGACGAACTGCTGAAAAAAATCAACAGCGTCGGCGTTGACGATCAGGAAGGTGAAAAAGTCCTGGTGAATACCAGCGGCCCCATCGCCAGCACCAACTCAACCAGTGACGGCGTGAAGCGACGCAATCCCGCTGACGTCTCTGACCTGGCATCACGCCGCTACCGCTGCGAGCAGGTAAACTATGACACCTTCATCAGCTACGCACAGATTGACGCGTGGAGCAGCCAGAAAAACTTCCAGCAACTGCTGAGTGCCCAAATCACCCGACAGATTGCACTGGACCGTATCATGATTGGCTTTAACGGTGAGTCACACGCCATCATTTCCGATCGTTCCGCCAACCCGAAACTTCAGGACGTGAACACCGGGTGGCTGAAACACATCCGTGAACACGCCGCGACGCGTGTCGTGAAGGCAATGACGCTGACCCGCCGCGATCATGAAAACAAACTGGTTGCAAAAGGCGACTACGGCAACGCTGACGCCATGGTTAACGACATTCGTTCATCCGTACTGGACGAGTGGCACAAGGGCGCCCCGGATCTGGTTGTTGTCATGGGCCGCAACCTGTTCAACACGCTGCGTCTGCCTATGATTAACGCCATCAGCACCACCAACCCGAACACGGAACTGGTCGCCGGACAGCTGATCACTGCCTCCCGCACCATTGGCGCACTGCCGACCTTCTTTGCGCCGTACTTCCCGGACAATGCCATGCTGATCACGTCGTTCAGCAACCTTTCGGTCTACTTCCAGAAAGGGTCACTGCGTCGCTTCATCCGTGAAGAGCCTGAGTACAACCGTATTGCCACCTATCAGTCCATGAACGACTGCTACGTGGTGGAAGACTACGGCAAGTGTGCGCTGATTGAGGGCATTTCTTTCGCCGGTGAAGATCCGGAAGACAAGGAAGAGCCTGAAGCACAGGCGTGATGCATCATGGCGGGCACACGTGCCCGCCGGTTAATCAGGAGTCGAACACATGCTGACACCGGCACAACGATATCTTCAGCGCGAGGCTGCGCGCCGGGGAGTGACACCAGACAGCCGCGAAGAGACCAGGGCGCGCACAGCGCATGAGCAGGTTCTTCATCAGCTACGCATGGCACAGATGCAACTCAAAGGCGTGCAGTCGAACATCGCGAAAGCGGAGCTGAAAAAACACTTTTTACCGGATTTTGAAGCCTGGATTGACGGCACACTGGCAGGCGACAGCGGACGCCAGGACGAAGTGATTACCACCATGATGGTGTGGGCCATTGACTGCCGGGATTACCCGCTGGCGCTGCGCATTGGTGAGTACGTGATCCGTCACCGGCTGGCACTGCCGGACAACTTCGGGCGGGATGCAGCGACCGTTCTCACCGAAGAAATTGCCGAAGTTGTACTGACAGAAGCCGCCGCCAACAGTGAAACCGACTTATCCGGTTATATCCGCACGCTGGACGAGCTGGATGCTCTGGTATGCGACCAGGACATGCCGGATCAGGTTCGGGCAAAACTACACAAGGCGCGGGCATTTTCACGGCGCGCATCAGGCAGCACGGGAGACCTGACCGTGTCGCTTAATCTGCTGCGTGAAGCCATGCGCATCAATCCGGCTGCGGGCGTAAAACGTGAAATCGCCACGCTGGCCAGAAAAGTGTCAAAGGTGCAGCCGGTACCGGAAAAAACGGCAGAAGAGAAAGGCAAAACGAAATCAACATCAGGGCGCCAGAAGCCGGGTACAAAAGCGACGGCCAGAAAAGCCGCAGGCAGACGGACCACGAAAAAAACCGCCGCAAAACCGGCACGCAAGGCGACCTGATAACACCGGACCCGACCTCGTCGGCAGGCGGCGCGACCGGTGATCTGATTGCTGACTCCCGGTTACTTTCACCGGTCGCCCACCGCCTGATCTACAGGAGAAAACCACCATGAGCATGGTAGCAAGAACCCGCGTGAACGACGCCACGGATGACACGACAGATACCGACGACGGAGAGGCGCGCGTCAGTGCCGGAGCGTTCTGGCCGGATATCGTGCTGAAGGAGCTGCGCCTTGCCATGCGCATCCCGGGACGCACCACCACCTCGCGCCTGCTTCATGCTGCCACCGAAGCCGTGGCACACGTGACGGCAGAGCTTGAGGGCTGGAAGCAGGAGCAGGAGGCGGCGGGACGGTCGACGCTGACAGACGTTCCGGCCGCGCAAATCAACGGTGAGAGCGTGAATGTGCACCGGTACCGCCGGGCGGTGTATGCACTCACACGGGCGGGCGTTCTTGAGCGTTCGCGGGATGTGGACACCACCGACAAAGGCGACAGACGGGCCGACGCGCTGGACATGCAGATTGAAGACATGTGGCGCGATGCACGGTGGGCCATATCGGACATCCGGGGCGTGAAACGGATTTATGCGGAGCTGATTTAATGAAAGTGAGAGCACAGGATGGCGACACCGTTGATTTACTCTGCCAGCGTCATTACGGCATGACAAAAGGCGTGACGGAGCGCGTCCTGGCTGCCAATCCGGGGCTGAGCAACAGCGTGTTTCTGGCGGCAGGTCAGGAAGTGGAGTTGCCGGAAATCATACCGGACAGGCAGCGGGAAACCGTCCAGTTGTGGGATTGATTATGTTTCAGAGAATTTGCGACCACATCACGTATTTCACATCAGTCATGGTCACCGGTATCGGTGTGATGACCATGAGCGAGAAGATGGCGCTGGCCGGGCTGATTCTGGGGGCGCTCTCACTGCTGCGGGGATGGGTGCACAGAAGGCGCATGGAGCAGGCCCAGATACGCCGAAACGAGCTTATTGCACGCATAGCCGACCAGATGCACAGCCGCCCACTAAAAGGCAGCGAGAAGCGCGCTCTGGAAGCCCTGAAAGCAGACGGGGAATCACATGTCAGGACAGATTAAACGCTATGCCGTTGCCGCCATTGTCGCGCTCGGTTTTTCGCTGGCCCCCGGGGCGCTGAGAACGTCACAGGAGGCACAGGAAAAAATCGCCACCTGGGAAGACTGCCGGGCCGTTCCGTACAGGGACATCGCAGGAGTAAAAACCGTGGGCTGCGGCTCAACGGGAAACGTGCCCGACCGCCGCCACACCCAACAGGAGGTTGCCGGTCGCTGGGTGAATGATTTGCGACGGGCGGAAAACTGCATCAATCAGAATTTCAGGGGCCGAGACATGCCACAGCGGCATTTTGAGGCCATGACGGATGCGGCGTTCAATCTGGGATGTCACGGCCTTATGTGGTTTAAGGGGCGTGACGGACGGATGCACAGAACAACCATATGGAAGCACGCACAAAGCCGGAACTGGAAGGCAATGTGCAACCGGCTGACGGACTTTGTGAACAGCGGCGGACGCTATTCACAGGGGCTGTTTAACCGGCGGGACGACTTCCGGAAATGGTGCACGCAGGAGAAGGCAACATGAGGGCACCGGTAATCATCACCTGGCTGATTGTCACCCTGTTGTTATGCGGCCTGGTCGGCTGGGAGGCATACCGCAAGGGACGGGAAAGCCTGGGACGGAAGCAGATGATGGACATCATCGAGGACAACCGGGCCGCCATGCAGGAAGTCCGCGAGGCTTACAGCGATTTTTCCCGGGTGATAAGCATCATCCGGATCCTGGATCAGCAACGCATCACCGAAGGAGAGCAACGGCGTGAAGCAATGCAAAAGGCTGTACAGAACGATAAGTGTGCTGGCGCTTATCCTCCCGGCGCTGTTACTGAGCGCCTGCAGCAGCACATCGCACACGTTGAAAACCAGACTCGTTTACGAGCCGGTGCCGGAAGTACTGACAAGGCAGACGCCGATCCCCTTTCTGGAGAGACCGGTGACCTGGTACCGGATAACCGAATGGAGTGACCAGTTACTGGCTGCGCTGGATACATGCAACGCAGACAAAGCAGCCATTGCGTGGCTGGACAGACAGAGAGCTGAACGGGCAGAGGATTTGCCACCACAGGAGTAACACAATGAGCAAAAAACACTTTGAGTTGATTACCGCCATGAACCGTCAGGAACTGGCGGAAAAGGTTAACGAACGTCTGGCGCTGGGCTGGCAGCTTCAGGGTGACGCACAGGTGGCGTCAGAGCCGGGTGTGCCGTGGTACCTCATGCAGGCCATGACCGGAGACCAGCCCGTGACAGACGAGCCGGAAATTGTTGTTGATGAAGAAGGCACGACCACCGTCATTCCGGCATCAACAACGGAGCCGGAATACTACTACGTGCTGGTCACCGCAGGTCAGTCAAACAATATGGCAACCGGCGAAGGTATGCCCCTGCCTGACAGCTACGACCGTCCCGATCCACGCATTAAGCAGCTGGCCCGCCGCAGTGTGGTCCGACCGGGTGGTGCTGCCTGTAAATACAACGATGTGATTGAGGCCGATCACTGTCTCCATGACGTTGAAGACATGAGTGCCAAAAATCACCCCAACGCGGACCTTTCCCGTGGTCAGTATGGTTGTGTCGGGCACGGCCTGCATATTGCCAAACGTCTTCTGCCCTATATTCCGGTTAATGCGGGGATCCTGATTGTGCCGTGCAGTCGTGGCGGCTCTGCGTTTACCGATCGTGATGAGGGCACCTATAACCCGGAGACGGGGGCAACAGCGGATTCCTCCCGCTGGGGTGTGGGTAAACCGTTG